TAGGTTTGATTTCATTGTTTCGGTATTTTGCTACTACCTTATATGGAAACTGAGTTGTATCAAAAACAATAAATGCAGAGAAGTCATTTCCAAGTCCTCTTGCTACATCAACCGTTATAATATAATTGTGATCTTTTTCTGGTTTTTCGTAAATATCTAAACCTGCATTTCTTGTGATTGGATTTTCATATACCATATTTTTTAATATGGCAGGTGCTATTAGTGTATTAACAGAACCTAGAAACTCACATTCAAACTCAACTCTAAACTGTTGTTCTGAGGTGTTTGCTATTGTCTGCTCTTTCCAAACAGCATCTCTGCCTGGCACTTCACTCCAATGAACGTCTGTTGGAATATATTCATTCTTACCTCTCTCTGCATCATGCCAATATCTATAAAAGTGGTTCATCCCGTGAGGGGTAGATACCATTATGACTTTGGTGTTTTTACCAGAAGTGATAGTAGGATATACTGAGGCAAAGAATGACTCAGCAATATGATTAGGAACAAAGGCAAACTCGTCCAGAAAAAGAATGTTGAAAGACATACCTCTAACTGCACTTGCAGAGGTAGATGCCGCCAGTATTTTAGATCCATTTTCTAACTCCAAACTTCCTTTATTCCAAGATATTATACCCTGTTGCATCCATTTAGGCAAATTTTCATATGCAGTTTGCAATCTACCTAATAAATCACGGGCAGTTGCTGCTTTGTTTGCAAGGATACCAATGTTTGTACTATCATTGAAAACAGCATAATGTAAAAGATATGATACAGATGTAGTAGATTTACCCGTCTGCCGAGGCATCTTACATATGTTGAAACGGTTTTCATGGAAGTTCTTAATTAATTTTTCTTGAAAATCATATGGATGAAACTGAGTCAGTCCTTCATCAAGAGAAACAATCTTAATATAATTTTTTGCAAAGTAAACTGGGTCATTCTTACATTTAATAAACTCAATGACCTGCTCCTCTGTAAATTCATGAGGAGTATTTGCTTTTTTTAAATTCGGATTACCAAGGTATACATTATCATTCATAATTTATCAGCAGTTCCAACGTCTACGTGCTTGTCTTAATCTACTATTCGGATCTTTTGCTGCTTTTGGAAACTTCTTCATTTGTCCTGCACTTCTTGCACAGTAACTTTTCCTTCTATTCGCTGCTTTACTACCCTTTTTTAACTTAGATGGTTTTGTCGTCACAGCAGTTTGTAATTTAGAACCAGGATTTCTACGACGATATGCTTCAACACCTTTCTTCGTCATTCCAGCACCTGATTTTGTGGGTCTTTTGTGTCCTGACTTGACACTCATACCCTTCATATCATCTTCTTGTAACTTTTTTGAGTCGTCCTTACCCTCATAACCTAGTTCATCTCTCCAATCTGAAAACTCTTCTTTCTTGACACAATTATTATATCTCTTACCAAACATTATCTTAGTGCCTTTCTTTTCATAACCTGGCCAACACTTTTGACCTTTCTTCTCCTCTAAGTTATATTCTTCTTTCTTCGTGCTGTTACCCCAGTTTGCAGCACCTACCTTTCGACACTTAACTAATGCTCCTGACGCATATGCACTTGGCCATACAGAGTATCTTGACTTAACTTTATGATAGCAAGCATCTTTTGTACCACTACCCTTACCTTTCTTATCTTTAACCTCACTTAATACTATCTCATCACCAACTTCTACATTATACTCAGTAAACCAACCACGATTTGCTTCGATTGCAAATAATACTTCACCATCAGATGATACTGGTAAACTACTATATGGTGTTAACTCCTTAATACTTTCAATAGTTCCATCTTCTTTTACAAAAGCAACATCAAGAGGAATACGAGTATTTTTCATATGGAAGGAGTATTGTCCTACTTCCTCAAATATAAAGAGCATTCCTTTATCAATATCTAAACTCTCACGAAACATGAGACCTAATTTAAAATCTCCATCATTTTTTGGTATCTCAACATGTAATGGTAAATCAATATACCCCTCACTTGTAGTTGTGGTATGTTGTTCATCGGGTGTATTTGATGTAAGATTTTTTTTCATTTTCTTCTTTGAAATTTTAGGACCGCCGATTAGATCACCGTATTCATCTCTTTTCATCTCTTCACTCATTTTCTTTTTTGGTTTATCAGTTGAGACATAGGTTGGTTTTGCAGCACCAGTCTTTGCTTGTTGACCAGGATCTGCTTTCTTCTTTCTACGAGCAGCAGAGAGTCTTTCTGCTTTTGTCATACTTGCTCTCTTTGATGATGATACACATTTAGGTGTACCCTCACCAGGTTTGTCACTAGCACAAGTTCCTCCTGTAACAACATTAACCCAACCAGGTTTGCCATCTTTGGACTTTGAACCCTTAAACCATTTGTGAAGTGAACCCTCTTTCACTGATTGTTGAAATGCTTTCTTTACTTCAGATACACCAACAACATCAATTACTTCTGCAAAGGTTTCTCCTTTTGAATTTTCGATAGTAACAGAATCACTCATTAGAACTAAGAATCCTCTTTATTATTTAGTATTCCTTGTTTTAACATCTTTGATAACTCAGATGTTGATCCCACAAACAGTGCGTTATTAGTTACATTATTAGTCGTTTGTTTTTTATCTTCGTCCACTTCCTTGACTTTCTTTTGAAGATCCATTAATTTATCAGTTGTATCTGCAACTGATTTTATGATTTGACCTGCAACTTCATATGCTCTGGCACTACCACCTTCACCTGCAACTTCTAAAATACCATTGAGTGCTTCTTGACCTTTTTCAACTAACGAATATAAATTTGCACGAGTATAATCATAGTCTTTTTTGACATCATCTTTACTAGATTCTACCTTTTGTGGTTTGCTAGTGGGAGTGACATCAATCGCACTACTTGTGTTTAACGCTTCATCAATAGAATCATAGTTAGTCATGGTATTCATCCAATGTCTCTTTGTTGTGTTGGACTAAATGATCTAGAATCTTGGAACACTTCAAGGTTTCCATTAAATCCAAAGTCATCATCAGGTTCAACAAGTAAATCGTCAGCTGTTGTTAATACATCAATTGATGCTGGTGCAACATGTGTTGCAGCAGTGCTTTGATATCCTCTGAATACTGTAATTGTATTCGCATCAACGATTTCTTTAATCTTCATTATTTCTTTATCTATAATAATTCTCATGCCCACTGATAAAGCAGCAGTTGAAGAAACATCAAATCTAGTCTTAGTTTTACTTAAATCTGTTTTCAATTCTGCTGTATTATCATCATTGTAATCTTTAAGTGCTTGTGGAGTTGCAGAGTATCTAAGTTCCCTTCTTGCATTCTCAGTATCAACAGATGCATGATAATCCACTTGAACTTTCTTGATAAGACCTTCACTAGAATCAGATACAGGACCGAAGAGATAAGTTTTAGCAGTAAAGTTTAAAGTGTATATAAGTGCTCTTCGTGTTGCAAAATCTCCTTCATAATCATCTTGAAAAGAGATATTATCCAATACGATTGGTACATCTCTCTTTTCTCCGATTACATTTACTAAGTCAATAGTGACATTAAAAGATGGTTGAAAATATGGTAATATCTGCTCTACTATCTGTAATGCATCATCATTTAATTTAACAAGAATATTCAATTCAAATCCAAGATTATATGGAACTGGCATGAATACTTTTCTTAAATTACTTCCATCTGATGCCTTAAATGTCTGTGTTATTCCACCCTTTCTTGTTGCATCATAAGCAATATTGGTTGTTTCAAATGACATTCTAGGAAGTGTAATCTGAACCGCACGATTTAAATCTGGTTGTTGCTCTAATCTTGCTAGGAATTTTTGCATAGGACCATAAGCAAGAGGAACCCTCATATCACTTGTTTCTTTTCCAGCACCATCTCGATGACGAATATGTATGTCATTAAAAATTGTACCAAAAGCAATTATGGTTTTTCTGAGTATTTCGTGATAATAGTATGTGCCTAACATTAGAATGTACCGAATGGATTACCTTCTGAGAAATCAATTATACCATCTGCTTCAGATTCGATAATTTCATTTGATTCAAAGGTTGTGTCTTGATTATCTTCATCGAAGAAATCTAAAGCATAATTTGAGAATACTGTAGATCCAAAAGAAATAGAAGTCGTAAAACCTCCAGTAGTATTTAACGTAGGAATACTTATAAAGATAGTTCCTATGCCAATATTTGTAACAGTTGCACCAGTGCCTATGATAATACTTTGACCAACACTAACCTGATTTAACTCTTGATTTATACTAATACCTGATGTGTTAATACCAGTGATGATTGTAGTTGTTACACCAATTGTTCCTGTTACTGTTGAATCTACAGAAAAGAAAGTTGATTCAGTTGCTTGGATAATTTCACCAGGTATGAATGCCTTTGTGGTTGTCCCTATACCAACATTTGATATTTTGAGTATCCTAGTGTCAGCATCCCATTCTTTAACTCTTGCCTCAACACCAGAGGAAAGACCTTTAACAACTTCACCTCGTGCAAAATTACCGACACCATTGATTAGTGATGGATTTGCTATTGTTACCGTTGGTGCAACAGTATATCCAGCACCAGCATTTCTAAGTCTAATATCAGATATTGTGTTGTCTGCAAGAAGATTAACGTCAGCAACAGCTTGTATTGTGTTATTTCCTGTAATTGTTACAACTGGTTTTGATCCATATCCAATACCATTGTTTGTAATAGTAAAGTCAACAATACCAAAGTTTGTTAATTCAACAGCAGCAGTTGCTGCAGCACCTACACCTCCACCACCTCTGATAGAGACTAGTGGTGCCTGTGTATAACCTATACCAGCATGTGTTAACTCAATTCTTTCTATTGAGAATACTCCACCCCTTGTTGTGGTTATTGCAACTGCTGTTGCATTTACATTACCTAAACCAAATGGAG